TATTTTTGCACCGATTCCATTGAGGGATACTTCATTTTTACCCCAATATCTTTAGTAACTTCTACATCCGAAGGTTTTATTTTTGAAGTATCAACTTTAATGTCATCAATATTAATACTCAAATCACAAACATCTCCTTCTTCCGCTTCTTTACAGCAATTTGTAAAGTTTGGAGGTCGTGGAGATTTCACTTCTATAATCTCACCAATCGATCTTCCCCTGAGTTGTAAAAAGAAATACTCAAGATCAAATGGTGCGAGGTCTTTGATTTTCACACTTCCCTCAGTACAGGAAGATATGATATCCTCCATGGCCTTGGTCATCGATGTATTATCCCCCGATTCCATTGCCATTAATAATGTCTTTTCTTCTTTTACAAGAAAAGGTCTGTAACTGACTTTTTCACCAGAAGATGGTATTGTCAATTCATAAGTCGGTGTGCTTACTTTTGGTAAACCCATAATATTCTCCTATAATAATGTATATAATTAGCTACGCGTAGCTACCGTGATCTCCGGCGGCGAGCCGTGGTATGTTCCTTCTGATTGATGACTGCTAATCCACCAACTATATCCTATGTCCACTGTAAAAGTTTGTACATCCATGCCGTCCCAAGACATTTCTATTGCAGACATGTTTTTTGGCCAGGATTCTACTAACTCACAAGTATATTTCCTTTTGTCCTGGTCATCGTATGCATGAATTTTTACTGTCGATTTAAAATCATCGTAATAGTGCATATTATAACTTTGGATCCGTGCAATATTAGCCATCCAATCTTCAAAGAATGCTCTTGGTGAATAATCATTTGTATTGTGAAAAGTAAGTGACACAGGCTCGTAAGAAGCTTCGTACGGAACCTCTAGTCCAAACCCATACATTCTGTGTGTTGTGGTGGAGTAGGATTTCCCTGGAAGAGATGCCGCACTTGCAAGAAATTCTATCATTTCAGGATTAACACTACCAGTAACTTTTTTGCCTCTTTGAGGATTTGAGCTCAAAGCTTTCGGTTTAATAATTTCAACTGTAAATTTATGTTTTCTTGCTAGACTACCTAAACCATCGGCCTTCTGCATAAATTTGTTTACTGAAAAATCTGGCATTAGTACATTCCCCCACTATGAGCCCACACTTGTTTTTTACTTGCTTTTTTAAATCTTTCAACTGGTAGAAAAAGAGCTACTTCCCATTCATCTGAATTAATAAGAACAAACTTAGATTGAACATGACTTCCAAGATATCTGTGTATTGTAGGTCTTGCTCTTCCCATACTTTTTATTGTTTGATATGTTAATAATAATTTTGTTGATTCATCAAATCTCTTATTGCTTGCAAAAGATTTAAGTTGATCCATTAATATAGCTCTCTCTTTCGGATTCAAATAATGGAAATTGAGTCCGAGAAATCCATTACTATAAGTTTTAATAGGAAAAACTAATGGAAAGGTATCGTACCAGGGCAGTTCCTTTTTCCATTTTGGATTGTACGTAAAAAAATACATCTTCCCAAGCACTTGATTAGCAGCTGCTTCGTGTTTAGCAAGAATTCCTGAAGGTGTTTCACTAGAAAACTTCCCTCGAGCTCTATTGACAACTGAACGAAACCAATTTCCTGCAGATCGGGCTTTGGACGATATATTATTTGTATCAATTGCTTTTTTTAATGTATCTAGATATGATTCTGCCATGATATAACTATTTAGTATTCTTGAGGATATCTTCTGTTAGGATTTGCCAGTTCCATCCCTTGTTTTCACATACTTCTTTTGCTGCTTTCCATTTTGCTTCATTGATTCCCCATGTTTTAACTTCTCTTAGATATCTTCTTTTGTGTTTCGGATTTGGCTTGGGAGGAACGGTCTGTTTTTTTGGTTTAATTTCAATTAAAGTCTCACCAGTAGCAGTTTTGACCCAGAAATCGGGATAGTATCGATGCCAGTCACCATCGATTGGTGACTTGTAAGGTATAATAATCTCTTCACTTGACCATTTTAGAACATTTGGTTGACGATCCAAATATCTCATGAAGTCAAGTTCCCAGCCAGATCGATAAACGATGTTGCTGGGGTTCCCTTTATACTTTTCTATATTCTCTGGCCTAAATTTCCCTTTGTATCTCATATAAATATATAGAAAGATAATATTTACCAATTTATAACACGGAGAAAATAAGTGTCAGTTACGTACTACGAATATCCAGAATATCTTGGTGAGGGTCTTAAGCACTGGATATCTTTTGAGGGTTTTTCGTTTAACCGCGGTACAAATTCAGGATCGCCAACTCTAGATATTTGTTTATATATTCCTCCCGATGCTCTACAAACATCATATAAATCAGAATATAGCTCGGTTTCAATGGGTCAGATAGGTGGAAGAGCACTTGCAAGTTTTCAAAAGCTTGGAGGTGGAACAGGCTTAAAAAGTGTTGTAGCTGCACAGGCTGCGGGTTTAAAATCTGAGGGTGTGGCCATGGCAGCGTTGAAATCAAAAGCTGGAGAAAAAGGAACGACTATAATGGAACAAATGACAGGTAGCGTTCTTTCTCCATATCTTGTTGCAGCATATAAAGGTCCAACAGATATGCGGGAACATAAATTTACTTTTAAGTTCAATCCACACAACGTGGATGAATCTATGGTAGTTACAAAAATTATTAATGAATTTAAATCAGCCATGCTACCTTCTACAACAGGAGGACACACTAGAACTTCTCCCAGCGGCACATTTGGTTATCCAGATGAATTTAAGATTACATATTATGTTAATGGAAAGGAATTACCTGCAGATAGTTTTAATCCGATGTTTAATGTTGGAAGGTCGGTCCTTAAAGCATGTGATGTGAATTATGCTACAGAAGGCGTGCCACTATTTTTTGAGGGAACACAATTTCCAGTATCAGCAGAAATGTCCCTCTCATTTATGGAACTAGAAGTATTGACCAGAGAAAAAATCACCGGCGCAAAAGGCGTTGTCGGTGGCCATTAATAAAAAAGGAGAGTAAACTATGTCTGAATTTTTTCAGCACTATCCACAAATAGATTATAACATTACTGGAACCGCACCACCAACATACAAAACCGCCATTAATATTATGACGCGGGCAAAATTAAGAAATGTCATTTTGAATGATGTCGTTCAATATTTTCCTTATTCAATACCAGAATCAGAGCGTCCCGATATAACCGCTTTTAAGATATATGGTGATGTAAAATATACTTGGTTAATTTTTTTGATTAATGATATACTTGATCCGATATATGATTGGCCTATGGCCACCAGAGATCTTGTAAATTATATTAAACATAAGTATGGTACTGTTACTGCTGCGAAGAATGACATACACCATTATGAACAAATAGTAAGAACAAGAGTAGAGGCAACAGGAACAACTGATGCAATTCCGGTAGCTAAGATTGAAGTCGATTTGACAACATATAATGCATTGGCAGAAGTAGACAGGGATATTGTATATTGTTATAATTGGGAATTAGATAGAAACGAAACAAAACGAGATATTAAATTGATTGATACTATGTATATTGGAGATATTCTTTCTGAACACGCGGAGACATTAGCATAATGGCTAGCGCGGATACAAAAAATACAGACATGAAGGCGTTACGTTCAGCTTTCGGACAAACTTTAGAAAGGCGCAAACAAACCGAAGGTGTAACAACTTCAACTGCCAATCATGGAAATAAGAGTAAAAATCTAGCAGATCCACAAGCAGGAAAAATCCCCTCATTTGCGGGTGATTATGATCTCCTAAAACTTACTCTCACTTCTCCCAATAGAAAAAACAAGGGATATGTCGATTTGAGAGATGCTTTCTCAGACCTCAATATCTATGAGGATGTCTTTGCTAGTTGTCTTACCGGAAACATTACAATTTCAGATGGACTCGGACTAATGGAAAATGTTCCAATTATCGGAGAGGAAACCATAAACATTCATGTGAAAACAAGTGGAATCAAAAGGGAAAGAGAAGAACAAACTACCGGTCCATTTAAGGGGAGTCTTAGTGAAGGAATCATTAATTTAAAATTCCGGGTATATAAAATTTCAAATCTTGTAAAAATGAATGAAGGAATGTGGATGTATAAATTACATTTGATTTCTGAAGAAGGAATGATTAATTTGAAATCTAAAGTTGCAAAATCAGCTCTTGACCCTGCTACATTGGAACCACGAAGAATATCTGCTACAGTAAAGAACATATATAAGCAATATTTTAAGAGGGGGAGAAAATCAGCCAATGTAAAGAAACTCTTTGTTGAACCTACCAGGAATCTTACTAATTTAATTATTCCGAATCAAACTCCTTTCAATGCCTTTAATTTTCTTGCTGGAAGAGCTGTATCCGCTGGTAAACACGCAGTAGGATCTAGTTTTGTTTTTTATGAAACCGTCAAGGGATTCTTTTTTGTTTCTATGGAAACTCTTATGGCCGGTGGTGGTACGGGATATCGGTCAGAAATGGGAGAAGGTGATGGAAAAGAGTTGGAATATACCGCACCAGAAATACCAATTAAAGAAACGTATGTAGTTCAACCTAAAAAGCTTAGAGCAAAAGAAGATAATCTTCAAAATGTAGCTATTGAAATGACCTCAGTTGATGAATATAAATTTGATAGTAATTTCGATGTCATAAAGAATCTACAAGAAGGAATGTATTCTAATCGTCTTCTTACTCATGATTTGGTACGAATGAAATATGATACTTTAGATTTTAATTATATGCATCCCGAAAATACAGAAAAATTAGTTACAGATGACGAAAAAACTGGTATGACTGAAGTAGTGGACGTAAAAACATTAGGAGCCGATCAAAAGAATTTCCATGATAATTTTACACATTTAGGCAAAGGAAGATTGTGCAGTGAAAATCAATTTGCAATGGGTTCTCCAGAATCAGTTATATCTTTTTATCCTACTAATTTTGGACATGATGTTAGATTTCCGGATGATATCGGGGCAGAGGGGGTTCATGGTGGAGCTCGTAACCCCCTGAACATTATTCCAAGCAGGGTGGAACAATGGATGCAATCGCGGATGGTTCAAAGTCAGCAAATTAATAATATTAAGTTAAGCATTCGGGCACCCGGATTGTCAACTAGAACGGTGGGAGACTTGATTGAATTTAAAATGCCTACTCAATATCTGGAGGACAGGGACGGGAAGACTCCAGCAGCACATCATACATATTTAAGTGGATATTATTTAATTACCAAGTTGCGGCATCACTTTACTACTGAGAAATATGAAATTGAATTCGAAGCAATAAAAGATGCATTGAAAACTCCGGTAGGCGGAGATACAGCTTCTGCAGATTCAGCAACTTCCAGAAAATAAGGATATA